ATCACTCTAATGTTTGTTGATGCATCAGGAATTGACATTTTAGATTCCTAAGGCTTGTCTCAATTTGGGTCCTTGCGGCAAATAAATTTTTATACCAGCCACTAGATCATAAATTGGATCTTTGATCACATCCATGTTTCTCTGTGCAAACACCCACCACAGTTTGGTATTTTTATACAAATCATAAGCTAATAAATCTGGTCTGTGTGTGTATTGTGGCTCCACAGTGTACAACACATCATCTGCAGTGGCAGGAATGGGTCTGATATTGAGCAAATCTAAATATTGGTCATTTACGGTTTGTGTGTTGGCAAAAGGACTGTGGGGTTGATACTGAGCCATTAGATGAATCCTCCTTCACCCTGCACATATTTGCCATTGACAAAATTATTCATATTGAATTGAGATATAGTAGATCTGCTGTATTGAGGTTGCAATATTATTGATATCAAACTTTCTGATGGCGCCCAAGCCAAACTTTTATATTGTCCTTCGTCTGTGTCTCCCAATGCTTCTGGAAATAATCCTGTTTGAATGTAATCGCAGTCTTTGCCCAACTCTATGTTGAAACTAGTGATAATCACAGGCACATTTTTAAAAACAAAATCACCATAGCCATTCAACAGCACCACAGGCGGTGGAGACCCTGCGTCTGAGCTGCCTTCACCATAACGCATTTTTGTTGCGCTTCTCAAATAATGCACACATGATACCCAATATGCTGCTTCCACACTATTTTGCACATAAAAATCACCGTTGATTTGAATTTGATCCACTGTGCTGTAGTTGAATGAATTAAAAGTGTAATTGGTGTGAGCAGGATTGTTAGCAGTGTATTGAGCACTGTGAGCCATCAATATGCTGGGTGTGTAGGGAAAACACAATCCTCCGGTTTTCATCACAGGCAGCATCAATCTGCTGTCTTTGAATGAAGTAGGAATGCTTAATTTGACTCTCCAATCTTTTTCGCCTGGTTTGGCAAGTGCTGTGGCTGTTGTTAAAGTTTTGGCATCAGGCATACCATCTTTGGGCAATGATTTGCCTCGCACATCGCTCATGTTGAACATGCTGCCGGCGGCTTTGGCTATGCCTGCGCCTGCTATGGCTCCTATTGCTGTGCCTGCTACTTTTTTTAAAAATGACATATTTGTAATATATTAAGTATTTATTGACATAATTAAGTATGTAGTTTATAATGAAGGCTAATTAGAAAGGAATTCAATGAAAAAAATAAACTATCTCAACAACAAAGATCTGTTGGAAGAAATACACAAATCCAAGAATAGCTATTGTTCTTACACTAAAGATGAACACAGCCGCTATGATGCAATCATAGCTTCTTTGGAAAAAATCAATGTGCGCAGCATAGCAGAAGCCAAACGGGTTAGAGCCAAGCGGTTGGCTCAGGAAGAGTTTGAACGTCGCAAACTTACTGATCCCAAGGTCAAACTGTCCGAGTGCGAAGTGGACTATAGGAAGATACAAAAGCATGAGCTGGTATTCAGAGTCATGACCTATGAACACATACCCAACGAACCAGGACGCAAAAAAAATCCCAAAAGTTCAGCTGATAGTAAATGCAAAGTGAACTTTCCTGCATTTCAACATTGGAAGCATGATGAAAAAGGCAATCTTTCATGTGTGGGCAAAAGTCACTGGGAAGGCGGCATGCACAATGGCAAGTTCAACAAGGAAGGCGGCAAACCCACTGCCAAACTGGCCATGATGTGGATGAAACTGTGTGAACGTTATGCCACCAGAGGCAATGTGCGAGGCTACACCTACAATGACGAAATGCAAGGACAAGCTATATTGCAACTGACTCAGATTGGATTGCAATTTGATGAAAGTAAATCTAACAATCCATTTGCATACTACACAGCAGCAGTGACCAATTCTTTTGTGAGGATCATCAATATCGAAAAAAGAAATCAAAATATTAGAGATGACATTATGGAAATGAATAACATGATGCCCAGTTCCACGCGACAGAATTCAGAATCATATCAAAAATCGATGGATCGTGAATTCAAAAAGAAAATTTAAATCCTTGACTTTAATCAATTATTTGTTTACAATTAAGTCTTGGGAAATATTATCTAATGTTTAAAAAAGCAGCCGTCTTTACTGACATACATTTTGGTCTGAAGAGCAACAGCATGATTCACAATCAAGACTGTGAAGAGTTTGTGGATTGGTTCATTGACCAGGCCAAACAAAACAATTGTGAAACTGGTATATTCTGTGGTGACTGGCATCACAATAGAAATTCGTTGAACTTGATGACCATGGATGTCTCCATCAAATGTTTGGAAAAACTGGGTAAGGCTTTTGAAAAATTTTATTTCTTTCCTGGCAATCACGATCTGTACTACAAAGACAAGCGTGATATTCACTCAGTGGAGTTTGCAAGATTTATTCCTGGCATCACGGTGATCACACAGACCACTACCATAGATGACACAACCTTAGTGCCTTGGTTGGTAGGAGATGAATACAAACAGATCAAAAAAATCAAAAGCAGATACATGTTTGGTCATTTTGAATTGCCGCACTTCTTAATGAATGCCATGATAGAGATGCCAGACACTGGGTTGATACAAGCAGTGGATTTTGTGCATCCAGAATATGTGTTCACAGGACACTTCCACAAGAGACAAACAGCAAGAAACATACATTACATTGGTAATCCCATGCCGCACAACTATGCAGATGTGAATGATGATCAGCGTGGTATGATGATCATGGAACATGGTGGCACTCCCAGATACATCAATTGGTACAATTGTCCAAGATATTTGAAAGTAAATTTAAGTCAACTACTGAATGATGCAAAGAACATTATACTGCCCAAGATGCACTTGCAAGTGACGTTGGACATAGACATCAGCTATGAAGAAGCCAGTTTTATCAAAGAAACCTTTATAAAAGATTACAACTGCAGAGAAATAGTGCTGATTCCAGGCAAGAAAGATGATGAACTCACCAGTACATTGGATATCACACGTTTTGAATCTGTGGACGAAATAGTCAGCAAAGAGATCAATGCTATTGAATCTGACAGTTATAATAAAAATACTCTATTAGAGATTTACAGAGACCTACAATGATCAAGATCAAAAGCCTCACAGTTAAAAATTTTATGAGTGTGGGCAATCAAACACAAGGCGTGAATCTAGACAAACAAAGACTCACATTGGTGTTGGGAGAAAATTTGGATCAGGGCGGAGATGATTCTGGCAGCAGGAACGGCACAGGTAAAACCACACTGATCAATGCACTGAGTTATGGTTTATTTGGTGAAGCACTGACAAAAATACGCAGAGAGAATTTGGTCAACAAGACCAACAACAAAAACATGTTGGTCACACTAACTTTTGAAAAAGACGGTGTGAAATATCGCATTGAAAGAGGCAGACGCCCCAACACATTGAGATACTTTATCAATGACTCGGAACAAGAGATCACTGACGAGAGTCAAGGCGACAGCAGAATGACTCAGGCTGCTATCAATCACATGTTGGGATTATCGCATGCCATGTTCAAACACATATTGGCATTGAATACCTACACAGAGCCGTTCTTGAGCATGAGTGCCAATGATCAAAAAGACATCATAGAACAGTTGTTGGGCATCACACTGCTGAGTGAAAAAGCAGAACTGTTGAAAGATCGCATTAGAGTCAGCAAAGAAGACATAGCCATGGAAAATGCACGTTTGGAAGGCATTAAGATGAGCAATGAAAAGATCAAAGAAACCATTAACTCGTTGAGCAACAAGGAAAAAATTTGGAACACACAGAAGAATTTGGATATTGAAAAATTAAATAAATCCATTAAAGAGTTAGAGTCTGTGGACATTGACAAGGAGTTGGTGGCACATCAGCTGCTGGAAGATTGGCTCAAGATCAATAATGAATTGAAACAATTGCAAAAAGATCGCAGCAGTTTGGAAATGACACTGTTGCAGGCAGACAAAACAGTGAATAAAGTGGGCAATGATCTGGATAAACTGCATGACAAAGCCACTTGTTATGCCTGTGGTCAAGAACTGCATGATGATAAATTTTGTGAAATACAACGCAAGTTGGAAGAAGAATATGGTGAAGCAGTCAACTACAATCAAAGCATACAGGCTGAAATAGCCATAATAGATGAAGCTATCAAACTCATGGGCACACAAGACACACGTCCAGACACATATTATGACAGCATCAAAGAAGCATATGAACACAGACAACATCTGGAAACTTACAAATCCACACTGAAAAACAAAGAAGCTGAACAGAATCCTTATGTGGATCAGATCACAGAACTCAGCACAGAAGCACTGCAAGAACTGGACTGGAGTGAAGTAAATCGCTTGCAAACTTTAAAAGACCATCAAGAATTTTTATTAAAATTGTTGACCAACAAGGACAGTTTTATCAGGAAGAAAATAATAGATCAAAATTTAGCATTCTTAAACAACAGGCTCACCCACTATCTCACAGCATTGGGACTGCCGCACAGTGTAATATTTAAAAATGATCTCAGTGTGCAAATCACCATGCTGGGACAGGATCTTGACTTTGACAATCTCAGCAGAGGAGAGCGTAATAGATTGATATTGGGCTTGAGCTTTGCGTTTAGAGATGTGTGGGAAAGTTTATATCAAGAGATCAATTTGCTGTTCATAGATGAATTGATTGATTCTGGATTGGACACAGCAGGTGTGGAATCATCCATTGCCATACTGAAACGCATGAGCAGGGAGCGTGGCAAGAGCATCTATCTAATCAGTCACAGAGATGAACTCATGGGTAGAGTCAACAACACACTCAAAGTGATCAAAGAAAATGGATTCACTTCCTACAGCAATTCAACTGAATTTCACGAGATATAGGAGCACACATGGACGACACACATGATTTATTGACCAAGGCCTACATGAACTACTTCAAATACAATGAGAAGTTTGCCAAAAGACCCAGCCGACAGAGCAAAATACAGGCTAGAAAATGGTTGAGTGAAATACGCAAACTGGGTCGCACACGCCGAGCAGAAATTGTGCGTGAATACAAACAGCACAAAGAGAAGGCCCGCACACAGTGAGCACGGCGCAGCCGCTGCGGTAGACGCTATAGTTTGTACGAAGTACAAAACTACGGCGCAAAAATTTTCTGTGCCTTTTGGTACCAAAACTTTTCAATCACTGCCAAAATATCACAAAGATCCAAGACTGCTGTGAACGAATTCATCACACAGTAAGTACCTGCATGACGTGGATGTATCAGGGCAAATCATTGGATGCACTGCCGGAAGGCACCGAAGGATTTGTGTATCTCATCACTAATTTGGTATCTGGTCGCATGTATGTGGGCAAAAAGTTGGCCCAGTTCAAAAAATCACGTCCACCACTCAAAGGCAAAATCAACCGACGCAGAAGCCGGGTGGAATCAGATTGGCGAGACTATTGGGGCAGCAACGAACATCTGTTGCAGGATGTGCAACAGCAGGGTGCTGATCAATTCACCCGAGAGATACTGTACATCTGTCGCAGCAGAGGCGCCATGGCATATCTGGAAGCCCGCGAACAATTTGAACGCAAAGTGTTGGAGACTGATGCATACTACAACGGCATCATCAATGTGAGAATAGGCAGCAGCAATCTACTGAGGGAAGAAATTCAAAGGCTCAAGGCACTGACATAGCAACCACACTGATCTGAAGATCCAGGAAATACGTCTCTCAAAGATGGTGAATCCTGAGTTGCACAATGAGGCAAAAACGATGGTGCTCTGTGAAACAGACACAACACCCATATTGAGGAATTGCTTGAACAGTTCCCACAATATTCCGTAGCAATGAAGTCAGCCAAGAGGGGTATAGGGCTACCGCCCCGCAGTAGCAATGGCTGTTCAAGATGGCGTGCTCATCTCGTATGACGTCACCACTTCTCCCCGTTCTGGGAGAAGTATGGATCCACTATCTGTATGAGCGAGCAGTTGCTTCGCAACTTGATAGAGCTACACAGTGAGAGCGCAGCGATCACTTGGACGAACTGGTTCGTCCACTACTTGTGTTTGGGTTCACGCTGTTTGGATTGTCTTTTTACTAGATCTCGTTCGTCACTGTC